TTCTTCTTGGTTCATATATCGTGCAGTTTATGCTTGTTCTGTTTATTTCAAATACGGAAGAACGTAGCTTTTTCGGTGTCGTGTTCATGGGTATTCTTCGATCTTTCCGAGTTTCTGCCGAAGCTCCTCAAGCACACGCTTGGCATATTGATCTCCGGTTTCGTTTGGGTTGTCTCTCTTTTTTCTGTTCGGCCTGATTTTATCAAGAAATCTATCTTTTGTGGCTTTTCCTTTCGCTGAACTCTGGTACCGCTTCCTCGCAGCCTTTGCTTCAGGTGATTTCGTATATTCCTTAAAACGCTCAATATTGTTTCTGTAATACTCTTTTCTTTTTTCCGGATTGTGTTTTGGGTTTGCCGGAAGCCCGGCGAGCCTCCTTCTCTGTTTGTTCTGTTTTGTCCACTCAGGATTCCGCCTTCCGTCTTCAAGGCGAGAAGGAACGGTGATTTTGTTTTCTTGTTCGTCCATCCACAAAAGTAACTCTGCTTAGAGTTGTTTCAAATACGTAAGAACGTATTCTTGGCTTGTTCGGAGAAGAGATGAGATCCGAAAGTGGAGGAGCCCGAGCGAAAGCTGCCGCCTTCTGTTTTGCAGTAGGAGACAAGCTGAAGAGATAACGTCCGCATAGCGTCGTCACCGTCGCATCAGGTGCTGAGGTGGGATTTGTCAAATCACGCGGCTGGGGAACTCTTGGCCATGACGATCACGACCTCCAAACCCAGGATGCGCACAGCGCCCTCTTCCGTAATCGGAAGCGTTTTAGTTTCCCGCGTTCTCCTACACGAGCTGGCGGCAGTCCCGTGGGGGAGATTTTCCAAGTAGGGCAGCAGTAGCCTCGCCGGAAGATTCCCGTTCAGCGCGGGTGGTATGTCTGCTGAATGACTTGGGAATCCTGCTGCACCTCTGGCTTAACCTGAATCAATGCAACAAAAAGAACCCTACCGACTAGAGACTTTCGGTAGGGCTCGTGACTGATTTGTGGCCAGTCGGGGAATCGCGCCGTCAGTCTCTAGTTGACGTGAGACTGATTACGGTGCCCCACTACAATCGTCAAGCAGATTCTTGGCGCAAATCCGCATTCACGTATTTCAGCGTTGACATCCAGCCGCCGGGGATGCACTGTCCTGGAAACAACCCATCCGATCACCGCCAATGAATTCCGCTCTTTTAGTCGTAGGGGGCAACCCCGTCGAGTTCGTCACATCCGCCCCGACCAAGATCACGCTTCCTACGGTTGGCGCGGTTGGAGGTGTTGGGCAGAACAACATCGCTGCCGCCACGCTCACTACTGATGACGCAGGCAAGACGATTTTTCTGAAGCTCGCTGCCGGGTTTGTCACCACGCTCCCGCTTCCTGCCGCCGGGTTGACCTTTGAGTTCATCGTCGGCACTGCCCCAAGCGCAGGCTCCTACACCATCGTCACCAGCGGGTCCGCCAACATTATCAAGGGGCAGGTGTACACCACGGACATTAACTCGGCTACGGATGCCGATTTTGAGACTTCCGGCGGTGACACTATTACGCTCGTCACTGCAAAGGCTGTTGCAGGCGACCGCGTTGAGCTTCGGTGTGACGGAACCAACTGGTTCGCTTATTGCTTCTGCTCGGTCTTCGACGCCATCACGATCACGACCGCCTCCTAATTCGTGGCCGACATCACGGAGCGTCAGTTCACCTTCTACGTGGACTGGCGCTTTTTCCTGTAACTCATGGTCGCACCAGTCATCCAAAGACAAGGCGGGCTTTCTCCGAAGCCTCCCCTGTTCGACTACGACTCATGGGGGCTGGACGAAAATAGAGGGATCTACCATGAACTCTACGGGGAATGGTGGGACGGGAAGATTGGATACACCCGGCTGGACATTGAGCTATCGGCGTTCATTCGTGGGTTGACTCCGGAAGAAGGAGGGATGGGGAAGTACGAGCATCTGCGGGAGTGTATTGATCTGCTCTGGAACTCGGGCGGCAAGAACGTCGTCGAGTGGAACCCCTGGCTGGAAAAGATGTTGGAGGAATCCTGCGAACACAACTTCCTTGCCGTCGCTGGATGTTCCTCGTCTTCCAAGTCCTTTGGCGGGGCGATCATTGCCATCGTCAACTTCATTGCGGACCCGGAGAACACACTCGTCCTCGTCACCTCGACATCCATCGGCGCGGCCAAGCGGCGGATTTGGAAATCCGTCATGCAGTTGTGGAACAAGCTGCCGGACAAGTACAAGCGGCTCGGCAAGGTCAAGCCGTCGCTGAATATGATCCACTACCAGCCACAGGACGGATCGGTGGCGCATGACGCAGCGTCCATCTGTCTTGTTGCTGCCGAGCAGAAGCAGGAAGCGTCCGCTGTACAGAAGCTCGTCGGGTTGAAGAACGAGCGGGTCATTCTGATTGCGGACGAACTCTGTGAACTCTCCCCTGCCGTCCTTCATGCGTCCGACAACCTGATTTCAAATCCATGGTTCCAGATGATTGCGATGAGCAATCCGAAGGACCGCGAAGATCCGTTCGGCCTGATGTGCGAGCCCGTTGAAGGCTGGGCTACGCTGGACGAGTCCATGATGGAATGGGACACCAAGTACGGGAAAGCCATCCGGTTCGACGTTCTCCAGTCTCCAAACTACTTGGAGCAAGAGGTGATCTACAAGTACATGCTGACTTATGAGAAGATTGAGAAGTTCCGGCAGCAGCATGGCGAAAACTCTGCCCGGTTCTACCGCTTCTATCGCGGGTTCTTCCCAGTTCAGGGCACCGAGGATACGATCTACACGGACACGGATTTCAATGCGTACATGCAGGAATCCGTCAAATGGAAGAAAGAACCAACAAAGATCGCGGGGCTGGACTTGTCCTTCTCCAGCGGCGGTGACAAGACGAGTCTGTGCATTTGTCTGTTTGGCGAGACAATCGACGGGGTGATGTGTCTTCAGCTTGAGAAGTTCTACGCTATCCACGAGAATGCGGCGGACAAGATGAATCCCAGGACAGATCAAATCTGCGGCGAGGTGAAGAAAATCCTAGATAAAGAGGGCGTGGCGTACAGGAATCTGGCAGTCGATAGCACTGGCGGCGCTGGCACGGTGGACAGATTGACGCAGTTCATGTCGAAGGAAATCCTGCGCATCAACTTTGGTGGCAGGGCAACAGAACGTCCAGTGTCGTCAAATGATCGGACTCCATCGTCGAAGAAGTACACCAATCGCGTTTCGGAACTATGGGGCGTCGGAATTGAGTTTATGCGAGGCGGGCAGTTGAGCGGATTCCGCAGAGATCCAGAGCTGTGCCATGAGATGAAGGCTCGTCGATTCTCCATGGTGAAAGGCGCGGATGGCGAACGGATGACTGTTGAGCCTAAGCCAAAGATGAAGCTGCGGATCGGTCGCTCACCCGACAAAGCTGACTCGCTTATGCTTTGTATTGAAACTTGCCGTGAGAGATTCCACTGGCAATCAAAGGAGCGCGGCTTGTCTGTGCTGCCGAAAAAGGACTTCTTTGAAGTAATGCGCAGACTGGATGTTGTAAGTAGATCCAACGGCGGCGGCGACTGGCAGGCTATTGCTTGACTTTACGTAGATGCGGATTAAACCTACCGATAGAAATGACTTCTTCTCGCGCCGACTTACTGCTTGAAAACATACCGGATGATGAATCCCCGGCACCAGAGGAGCGGATCAAAGACGCATCAACTGGCAGAGAACTCTACCGTGCGATGCTTCAAGCGGACAGGCAATCCGCTGCGCAACGGGTTAGGCAGCAGGCAATGCTGGACGGTGAGCCTCCCCACGATCAGGCAGTCCTGACGGCGACAGGGCAGGGCAGTATGACAAACCTGAACTGGGGCGATGCTGAAAACATCGTAGAGTTCACAAAGTCAGGGATGATTGATCTCGTCAACTCTGTCGAGAACCTTGTCCGCACCCCACTGCTGAATCAGTATTTTGAGGATGAGGAACAACGGCGCGAGTATGAGCAGACTCTTGCTGAGGAAGTGACGAAGACATTCCGGCGCTGGGAAGGATTCGATTTCAACTACCAGAACCTGATTCATCACTGGCTCTGCTTTGGCGTCGGCATCGGCTACTGGGAGGACTCAATCGACTGGCGCTGGAAGACGACTGGACTGTCTGACTTCTGCATTCCACGACAAACACTGGCGTCGGAGGAACGCATTACGATTGCCGGATGTCGCCGCAGATATGAGCTGCATGAGCTTTACGAGAAGATCCGTGATCCAGAGCGGGCAGAGAAGATGGGATGGAATGTCCAAGCAGTGAAGCAAGCGATGTTGCGTGCAGATCATCCGGCTGGATCAACGACGGCATGGTCCGAAACTGAGTGGGAGCGATTGCAAGCTCAGTTCAAGAACAACGATCTCGGAGCAACGGCAGCAGGCAGAACGCAAACCGTCGAGGTGATTCACCTCTGGGTGCAAGAGTTCGACGGGTCTGTTTCGATGTATCTCGTTTCCGACACGCCGATTCAGGATGACGGGAAGCGCGATCCATGGATGTACGTCCGCCGCCATGAGTACGACAACGTGCGGAATGCGTTCACATTCTTCTGCTACGGCATCGGGACAAACGGGACGTACCACTCCATCTCTGGAATTCTGCGGAAGATTTACCCGCAGGTGCAAGTCTCAAATCGCCTGCGCTCCAAGTTGGTTGATGCCGCTGCGATGTCGTCTGGGGTGATGCTCCAGCCGCTGAGCGAGACATCATACGACAAGATCGTCTACACCACACTCGGGCCGTACACGATGCTCCCAGCAAAGGACATTGCTGAGTACGTCGAACGGGCATCTCCGAATCTTGGGAACAACGTCACTCCGGTTCTCGCAGACATGGAGCGGACGATGAACCAACGGGCCGGACAATTCCAAGGAGGTTCCGCTTTCGGTGGGAGCCAGGAGAAGACGCGGTTCCAAGTTCAGGCAGAACTCGAAACACTGTCCCGCGTTGGCGCTACGCAACTCAATCTCTTCTACCCCTCGTGGGCGAGGATGATGCAGGAAGCCGTCCGTCGCCTCTGCCGTGTCGGATATTCGGACGCAACACCTGGAGGGAAGGAAGCAGCAGACTTCCGCAAACGCCTCGTTCGTCGTGGGTTCCCGCTGGAAGCACTGGAAGTCATCGACTTTGATGCAGTCACCTGCGAGCGAGCAATCGGAAGCGGCTCTATGGTTCAGCGGAATGCGATGCTGGATGAGATCGCTCCGTATGTCGGCAGCTTCGATGAAGCAGGGCGGCACAACTACCTGCGTGACAGGACCGCTGGCGCTCTTAAATCCTACGAGGTTGCTGGACGATACATCCAGCGGATGCCAGGAGATCAGCGCCCGCCAGTGGACAAGAAGATCGCGGAGCTTCAGAACTTCGTCATGCGCTCCGGCTCCCCGATTCCGGTTGAGCCGAATGATATGCACGTTGTCCACTTGGACACCCACATTCCGTTCATTGCGCAGATCCTCAACGATGTGGAAACCGGGGCGCTCAGCTTGGAGGAAGCGGTGCAGCCGATGATTATCATCCACGAACACTGTATCGGTCACTTGGCGATCCTGTCGAACGATCCGACCGTGGAGACAAAGGTTGCCGAGTACAATCAGGCATTGCAACAGGCTGGAGAAATCATCTGGAACGGAACGAAGAAGATCGAAGCCGCGCAGCGAAAGGCCGCGCAAGAACAGCCAGCCCAGCAGCAGGAAGGTCAATCGCCGGAAGCCGCGCAGAAAGCCGAGGAGGTCAACAGTGAGATGCAGCGAAAGATAATTGAGTTCCAAGTGAAGATCCAAGGCATGAACGCAATCAGCGATGCGAAGCGC